GAACCGAGGTATCAGAAATCTGAATACTCGAAGACGGTTCATGGTTAATCAATTGGATAACATGGAGAGAAGAATAGAGAGGAAGATTGCCAAGGTTCAATAGAGTTCGTTAAGGAACATGGCCATGCAGTATTTGCATGGCCTATCCTACATTATCCTATGCAGATACTGCATACCTCTTCAGGTTGTATTTAGAGAAGAGCATGTGGGCGAGGCCCACCCTAAGATATAAAAAAGACTAAGTACCTAAGAGGGGACCCTAAAGGAACTATATTGAAACTCAAACTGTTTATGTTTAATTGATTCCCCCCCTTAAATTATAGGGGTCCCAAGTCTACCCTATATTGTTTGATTTACTCAGCTTTACGTGTATAATACTTTATCACCCATATTTAAACATATGCTAACAGTAGAACAAATTAATAAAATTGAAGATCCTGTTGAAAGAAAAAAGTTAAAGATACAGATTATTCAAAGAAATAAAGCAAAAGAACTTAAGAAAGTACGTACGGATTTTTTATCTTTTGTAAAACATATGTGGCCAGATTTTATAGAGGGGTCCCATCATTCGACCATAGCAGATAAATTTAATAGATTAGCAACAGGTGAATTAAAACGTTTAATTATAAACATGCCCCCCCGGCATACTAAATCTGAATTTGCTTCGTTCTTTCTTCCTGCATGGATGATCGGAAAAAATCCTAAGTTAAAGATTATTCAGGCAACTCACACTGCAGAACTTGCAGTGAACTTTGGTCGTAAAGCAAAGCACTTAATTGACTCCGAAGATTATCAAAATATTTTCAAAACGAGATTGCAAGAAGACTCTAAGGCAGCGGGCCGTTGGAATACATCCGATGGTGGTGAATACTTTGCTGTCGGTGTCCAAGGTGCGGTGACCGGTAGAGGTGCTGATCTACTCATCATTGATGATCCACATTCAGAGCAAGATGTAAACTCACCTAATGCATTCGAGAAAGCATATGAGTGGTATACCAGTGGACCGCGGCAAAGGCTTCAACCCGGAGGAATCATTGTCATGGTTATGACAAGATGGAGCACAAAAGATTTAACACAAAGATTAGTAAATGCACAATCGGAAGAAAAGGCAGATCAATGGGAGGTAGTAGAGTTCCCAGCAATCTTGCCTAATGGTAAACCGGTCTGGCCTGAATATTGGAAGATCGAGGACCTTGAATCTGTAAAGGCTTCAGCAGGTATCGCGAAGTGGAATGCACAGTACATGCAGGATCCAACCAGTGAAGAAGGAGCTCTAATCAAACGAGAGTGGTGGAAGGATTGGGAACATGATGAGATGCCAAACATTGAACATGTTATTCAAAGTTATGATACTGCTTATTTAAAAAAAGAAACTGCCGACTATAGTGCTATAACTACCTGGGGTGTTTTTCGTCCCAATGAAGACTCACCAAGACAATTAATATTATTAGATTCTTATAAAGCAAGATTAGAGTTTCCAGAACTACGTCGTGTTGCAAAAGAACATTATGACTATTGGCATCCGGAGACTGTAATTATTGAAGCCAAAGCTTCAGGACTCCCTCTAATGTATGAACTTAGACAAATGGGAATCCCGGCAATGAATTTTACACCTTCTAAAGGTCAAGATAAGATTGCTAGAGTTAATGCAGTTTCTCCTATGTTTGAATCTGGACAGGTCTGGGCTCCTTTGAAAAAACAATTTGCTCAAGAGATGGTAGAAGAATGTGCAGCTTTTCCTTATGGAGATCACGATGATTTAGTTGACTCCATGTCCCAAGCTCTGTTAAGATACAGACAGGGTGGATTATTAGATCATCCCGAAGATTATAAGGATGAGATACAACCAAAACGAAAAAAGAAGTATTATTGGTAATGAAAAAAAACCCAACTCTCACTAAAAATATGCCCCATGTTAAGTGGGATCAAATTCCTCCATTAAGTGGCCCTGATCCTAGAGGCTTGATTAATGAAACAAAACAAGATAAACCAGAAAGATTGGAGAAAATAAATGGCAGAAATAGACAAGACATTAAACGAAGTTAGAACTTCGGTTGAACTACCAGGGCCCGAGGAACAAGTCGAGGTTACTGAGGAGATTCAAGAATCATTACCTGATGAGGGTGATACAGAGATTACAGAGACTGCTGATGGCGGTGTCGAAATTAATTTTGAACCTGGAGCCTTTAATCAAGCACAAAGTGAAAACCACTTTGACAACTTAGCAGAGTTACTACCAGAGGATATTTTAGGTCCTCTAGGTTCAGAACTAAATTCTAATTATACGGATTACCGAGAGTCCCGTAAAGAATGGGAACACGCTTACATTACAGGTTTAGATTTACTAGGATTTAAATACGAAGATAGAACAGAACCTTTCTCAGGTGCAGCAGGTGCAACTCACCCAGTTCTTGCAGAAGCAGTTACACAATTTCAAGCCTTGGCTTACAAAGAATTACTCCCGGCCGACGGACCGGTTAGAACACAAATTATTGGTGCGCCTACTCCTGAAAAAGAAATGCAATCTGATAGAGTTAAAGAATATATGAACTGGCAGTTAATGGACCAGATGAAAGAATATGAACCTGAGTTTGATCAAATGTTATTTTATTTACCTCTTGCAGGATCTGCATTTAAAAAAGTTTACTATGATGCTTTATTAGGTAGAGCCGTTTCAAAATTTGTACCTGCTGAAGATTTAGTGGTACCCTATTCTGCAACATCTTTAGAAGATGCAACTGCAGTTATTCATGTTATTAAAACTTCTCAAAACGATTTAAGAAAACAACAAGTTAATGGTTTTTATAGAGATGTGGAATTAGGGGAACCTGCAGACACAGAATCTGATTTAGATAGAAAAGAAAGAGAACTAGAAGGAATACAAAAAACACAGAATGAAGACATCTATAATGTTTTAGAATTTCATATAGATTTAGATTTAGAAGGTTTTGAAGATAGAGATGAAGCAGGTGAGTTGACAGGAATTAAACTTCCTTACATCGTAACTATTGAAGAAGCAACTCGTGAAGTTTTAGCAATTAGAAGAAACTTTGAACCTGACGATCCTTTAAAGAAAAAAATTTCTTATTTTGTACATTTCAAATTTTTACCAGGCCTAGGATTTTATGGCTTTGGTTTAATTCATATGATTGGTGGACTAAGTAGAACTGCAACAGCAGCACTTAGATCATTACTTGATGCAGGAACCTTATCTAATTTACCCGCAGGATTTAAGATGCGAGGAATTAGAATTAGAGATGACGCGCAAGCGATTGCTCCAGGCGAATTTAGAGATGTAGATGCTCCCGGTGGAAATATAAAAGATGCCTTTATGGCTCTTCCATTTAAAGAACCTTCTCAGACTCTATTGCAGTTAATGGGGGTCGTAGTATCGGCTGGACAGCGTTTTGCGTCTATCGCCGATCTTCAAGTAGGAGATGGGAACCAGCAAGCAGCAGTGGGTACGACCGTAGCGCTTCTGGAAAGAGGATCAAGAACAATGTCTGCGATTCATAAAAGAATTTATGTGAGTCTTAAACATGAGTTCAAGATGTTGGGTAGAATATTTAAAACATATTTACCAGCAGAATATCCTTATGATGTAGTAGGAGGAACTAGACAAATTAAACAACAAGACTTTGACGATAAGATCGATATCTTACCTATAGCAGATCCTAATATTTTTTCTCAGTCTCAAAGAATATCTATTGCTCAAGCTGAGTTACAATTAGCACAATCAAATCCTCAGATGCACAACATGTATAATGCGTATCGTGCAATGTATGAAGCATTGGGTGTAAAAAATATTGATACTATTTTAGTTAAACCACAAAAACCAGCACCGATGGATCCTGCTGTAGAAGCAATTCAATCGTTGGGAGGAAAACCTTTCCAAGCTTTTAAAGGACAAGACCATAGAGCTCACATCACTGCTCATTTAAACTTTATGTCTTCCTCAATGGCTAGAGGAAATCCCCAGGTCACGGCTTCAATGCAGAAAAATATTTTTGAACACATTAGTTTGATGGCGTTAGAACAAGTTGAAGTAGAATTTAAAGATCAAATTATGCAGATGCAACAAATCCAACAACAGATGCAAGCAAATCCACAGATGCAACAAGACCCAATGATCCAACAACAGGTTATGGGTTTAACTATGCAGATAGAAGCTAGAAAAGCTGTGTTGATTGCGGAGATGTTTGAAGACTTTGCTAAAGAAGAGCAAGAAATGTTAGGTGAATATGATAATGATCCAATTGCTAAACTAAAAGCAAGAGAATTAGACATCAGAGCTAAGGATGATTTTGTATCAGCACAACAAGCTCAAGAAAAAATCAATCTTGATAAGATGAAAGCTATGATGAACCAACAAAACAAGGATGAAAAGTTGGCACAGAACGAAGATTTAGCAGAATTACGTGCTGCAACGTCTATCGCTAAGCAAGAACTAGCTAATCGAAGCAAAATGCACGATTTTGGTAGAAATTTTAAAAAAAAATAAGTATAAACACATTAAGGAGAAAATATGGCAGATTTAAAAAATAAACTTTCTTATGGTAGCAAAGGAACTGTTGCATCAGCTAATGCAACTGGGGGTGTAGAGATTACGACTCCAGAAATTAGAACTGAAACAGATCCTAGATCTACTATCCTTACTAACCAAGACAGAGTGTTCAACAAAATAGGTGTTGGAGACGCAGTTGAAGTTAGAGGAACTAAAAGAATGTTAAAATCGAAAAGTAAAAAAGCTACTTGGTACTAACATGTGGTTATCGGCAATTAAATTAGCCGTCTCTGC